GAGACAGTCTTTATATCATATACCTTACCATCAATCTTAACATCATAAGTGCCAGTTACTTTATCAAATTTCTTTCCGTCTTTACTAAAATTAAGTTCTACAGGTTCTTGTTCGTTTTCAATATTAACACCTGCAGACTTCATAATTGCTATAGCTAACGCTTCAAGCAAGTCTCCCATGAGAAACTTCATAAGCAGAGTATAATCTACTTGCTCTTCCTCATCAGAATTGATGTCAAGCTGTTGCTGGCACAAAGGCTTGCCAAGAGCAGACATACGTATTCTCTTAGTATTGGGCTGATTAAATTGTTTCTCTAAAGCCTCTCCACATGCCTCTTTAAAATCATGTATGAGTTCGGGGGGAATCCCGGATGACTCCCCCCTAGCGGCAGACTCAAGAAATATTTTTACTTGATTTAAAAGTAAAGACACTAAGCAACTTCCAAACTATCACTCACACTTAACTCATCGGAAGTTAACTTATCTTTTAGATATTCCTTATGTTGTGTAATAATACGATCATTGTAACTCTTAATATCTTCCATGATTGTATTGATACGACCAACATCATCATCATTGAGCTTTAGTTTCTCAACGTCATTAAGCTCTGGAGTGAAATACGTTACTGACCCCATTTTGTTGCGCTTAGTTTTAAGTTCAATAACATTAGAAAACATAATGTTCTTTTGACCGAGCTTTCCTATGTAGTTCCACAAAGGTTGAAAAGCAGAGCCACGTACTGACCATATAAAAGGCGTACCACCCATGTCTTGCTCTTCACCCTCTATAGTTTTAGCCTGACCTGCGTGAACATAGCCATAAACTATCTGTGTACACTTAATGGCTTTCTGTGCGGCCAGTAAACTAGAATCTTTTGGTAAAGCCTCAATTTCCTGTGGAGTCAATTTGCCACATTTCTTTCCCCCTTTTGAGTCAGGAAATTCATCTTTTAATGATGGCTTCATAACCGTTCTAGGGCTTTCCTTTGGATTATCTGCGTTAAACGCATCGTATGCAAAGTACCTCACATATAGACGTACAAGAGGATCACCTTCAAAATAATAATCTTGACCATCTATACGCAATCTGTAGCTACCTTTTGGTAAACGGTCTCCTTCATCATTTTCAGCCATCTGTTCAATGGCAAATCTAGGTATACCAGAATTGACAGGTTTACCTAAACCTACTTGGCCTATCATGGCGGCAAGATTTTCTGTGCTAATTTTATTTAAATCTTCAACAGTCATTAAGTTTGTATCAGTCATAGGTTTTTAAATCTCCTTCAGATTTAGCCAATCGTTGCCTATTTTTAATTCTATGTCAATAGGCATATCAAAGTTAATTAAATAACGCTTAGAACATTCGTCTTTAATTGACAACATAGAATCTCTTAGTAGTTGTATTACTTCATCTTTTTCATTAGGATGAACATCAACAACAATAGAATCGTGAACTGTATTTATAACAACACTTTTAAAATTGTCAAGTTTTTTGTGCATGTTAATTAGTGCAAGAGGTAATATATCTGCTGTAGCAAATCCCTGTACAGGATAATTCTTAATAGCAGTTGCACCTACAGCAGTACCAGACCTGTTAAATTTCGCGTTAGGAAAACTATATTCCCTTCCAGATGGAAGAGTTACCTTTTTCTTATTTACTGCTTCTCTTTGTAATTTTTCATGCCATGAGGTAACACCATTGTATTTAGCTTTAAAGGCATCGTAGTAACGCATCTCCTGTCTTGTTCCCTTCGTTCCACCGTACAAAGGTTTAAATGTATGCGCTTTGGCTGACTGTCTATCAACCCCCATGATATCGGCAGTATAAGAATGAACATCAATTCCATTTTTTACATCCTCATATATTTGTTTGTCACCTGACAAAAACCCTGCAACTCTAAATTCAAGCTGTCTATAATCACCTTCTAAGATATAACCACCATCAAAACGTGATACGATAGCTTCTCTTGCTGGAAAAGTAGAACCTCTAGGCATATTCTGAAAGTTAGGGGCGCGAGAACTAAGTCTACCTGTAGAAGTAACACATTGCATAAACTGTGGATGTATAAAACACTCTTCATCTTGATAAGACTCAAGAGATTCTACAAAAGTATTTAAATACGTACGTATTTGAGAGTAACGCATATATTTATCTATAAATTCTTTAGCAACCCCCTCTTGTGAATAGGATAGTTCCATAAGAGTTTGTTTATCTGTTTTAAAACCAGCAGAGGCTACGTCGTAAGGATTTCTTGGTACAACCTTTAACCCTGCCGCTTCTGGTAAATCTGTATAGATAACACCGACACCACCACACGGCGCACACTTTTTCTGTATCTTACTAATTTTACCAGCCTTGGTGTAAGCCTTCTTCCTACCATGACCACCACATTCACTACAGGGCTTTCCCTGTGTCTTGCGCTGTACGGGAGCAAGTCTCTTAACAACATCGACAAACACTCTTCTAGACATTCTTCTACGAAATTTCTGTCTCTTGGTATTACCATTAACTTCCCAGCCTAAATTAAATGCCTCTTTCCATTCTTCTTTATCAGATACTTTCCTAGAATAAACAAGTAAACTTCTATCATCAGGGCTTTCCAGATTTATAGGCGTGTCACCCATGACTTGTTCAATTATTTTTTGTAAGTCTTCACCAAGGCTTGCATACTCTTCTTCATACGCAAATTTAATTCTACGTAGATTACGATTAGATATTTTTATACCATTTCTCTCTACATCAGTAAGAACATTAGTAAGATCATTACTTAGACTAAGTGTACATATAAGACCTTGTTCTCTACCTGCAGGTACAGGATCGTTGTAGTAAGTCCACCAAGTAAATTTAAAACTTTTTAGTTGATGGTCTGCAAGTTGCTTGGTTATCTCAACATCATTTGCACCATACTCTTCTACGATCTCTGGTGGTATATCTTCAAACGACACGTCCTTAGACAAATGTTCGTCTAATATATGTGCGTTCTTTTCTTGTATGCCCCTACGCTTACAGCACTCAGCAAGAGATAGAGGAAGTTTTTTACTTCTAAGCAGTACATATTCAGCAACCATAGTGCAATATAACTTTTTATTGTATTTAAAACCACACTCTCTTAACCACATTAAGTCAAACTTAATATTATGTCCGACTAAAATATCTGTCTTGTCTAGTGCATCCTGTAGTATCTTAAACCCATCAATAAAATTAGGAACTGAGTTATGATTAAAGAATATATATTCAGAGTCAATTATGAGAGGGCCAAAGGGCGGTGCCATATTCCATAATTGATACCCTACAGAAACAAGTTGTTGCCCAAAAAAAGGAGAAGATATCATATTTCTGTATTCATCTTTTGAAAAAGATGTTTCTACATCTAAAAAACAAACTGTTGTCATTCGTATAACACCCTTTCTCTGTCCATGTACATAACTATGGAACCATGCCAGCCGTTGACTTTGTTCTTAGATACTTTAATGGTTCTGTAGTTTTCTTCCTCTGCTACACCTATTCCAATTATAATATCTGCTTCACCCGCCTTACCTGTACGAGAACTATCTAACATAGAATAATCTATCTCTGATCTGCCGTGTGCTTCGTAGTTGGCTTGAGACACAGCCCATACAGCTACGTTGTTTCTCTTAGCAATCTCTCTGGCGCGACAGTACAACTCTTTTAGCCTCTCATCCCCACGCGAGAACTCTGCGTCTATACGCACTTTGTCAAGCTGGTCAATGAACACTATATCAACTTCATTACGAGTTGTAAACTCTTCTATTTCCTGTATGGAAGTCCCTACAGAATCAAGCATGTATAGGTTAGGTCTGATCTCGTTTACAAACTTATCCTTGACCTCATCCATTTTTTCTTTTGCTTCGGCAGGACTGCTTCTCATATAAGAAAGAACAATTCTAGTTTTTACAACCTTTGCTATTTCTTCATTTGCCCAATAAGCAACCTTGTAACCTTTACTTATATAGTTTGCCGCAAGCCAAGAACAAAAAGTAGTTTTACCTGCCTCTGGTCTTGCAAAAATTATACCTAAATTACCTCTGTTTACACCATGTACACTTGTCTGTATTCTAGGTGGAAATTCAAACTCAGGTTCCTCATTAACATACTTTAACAAATCCTCTATATCATCATCCACAATCTTATACGTTTCAGATATTCTTGTATCGTTTTCGTTAAGTTCGTTTATGTTACGTAGAAGACCACCAACATCTTTCTTATTGCCTAGATAAATCTCTAGAGCTTCTTCACCTATAGTCTTAGCTTTTGTTCTTTTCCAGAAAGAATGTATAACATCAAGAGCAATGTCATCTCCTATAGCAATTCTATCAAGAGAGAGTATATCTCTTTCTACTTTCTTTCTAGCTGTATCAGTTAAAGCAGGATTC